AGTGTTGCGGTACGTTCTGCAAAGTCTTCTATTAGTCTTGGTTGATCTAATCTACCGTCAAATACTAAGATAGGACTACCAACGATACTATACTCTGCTGTTATAACTGCACGATGTACTAAAACTCTTCTATCAATGTAATCATAGTCTAAGAATAGTTTAACTATATCTGTATCAATCGCACTTAGTGTAATATCTATAGATTCAATCTTTAACTCTTCTTCTTCTTGTATATCTGTGACTCCAAGAAGATTTCCAAGACTATCATATGTATTACCACCATAAGTCATATTGATAGGACCATCAGTGAGATATGTATTTCCCCCACCGATGTCCTGAAACTCTAATAGATTTATTATGTTGAAACTGGATTTGTTTAACTCTGTTTGTGTTGAACTATCAATGCCTCTTGCCATTATAGTGCCTCCGCAAACTTAAATCTTATTCTATACAATCCTGCTGCATCTACGGTATAATCGAATACATCATCTACAACACGTGCTTTGATTAGATAGAAGTCTCTAAGAATAGGATACCCATTTGGATTTGTTTCAACTCTATTGTTAGTTGCGTTTTTCAATAGTGGAGGTTCAATACGATAACTTACACGACCATACTGATCAGCGTTCCCACTATTATTAAATAATCTATATGTTTTATTGTCCAGATTTGTATATGTTCCGCTTGGAATAGTATCCGATGTACCAGGCTCGTGTCCATCTAATGTGATGTATGATGAACCTAAGTTGCCATCTCTAACTAAGACTGATGGTGAGAATGCTGTCTTACCTGAACCCCATTTTCCAGTATGATACATAACCGTAGAAGGAATCCATATCTGTACTTCTTGTGATCCACCTTTTGATTTCTCAAAGAAGTCAATGAACGGTGATACTTCATCAGAAGTCATTGGAGGATACTCAAACTCCCACGCTAATCTATGTGCCCCTGTTCCTACAGTCTTTGTTTTAAGAGATCGTGTTGTGCTATTGATAACTGGGCGTTCGTGCAAAACTCTTACCTTATTTGGTAGAATATCTCTTGGTATATTGACCTCATACCACTCATCTGTTGTATCTACTGAAGGTGATACTGCGTGTCCTTTAGTCCCTGCATAGAATGCATATGCTGATGTGATATCATCTGCTTCAAGTCCAAAACCTGGATAGAACTCAGTGTCGTCATTTGTGATATCTACTGTTGCTTTATTACCAGAATAACCAGACTGAGATAGATTTGTTCTTATTAGAACTCTTGGCATAACATCATTGCTATCTGCATCTACATCTCTTACGAAATATAGTTCTAAGTAATCGTGTTGAGTATCATATCCCCAACCACCAGTCACTCCTGTGCCATCACCATCGTTGCGTGATGCTGGTGAAACTGCCGTCACTACTCCACTTGAGATAGTCACGTCAAACTTAGCCACTCGTAAGTCATACCATTTTGTTGATGTGTCTATAACATCATGTCCGCTATAGGCTGCGTTTATTGAGAAGTTAGAACCATTCACGTTTAAGTCATCGTGGTAGAAGTTGAAATCGTATATATGTAATAATCCACGCTTGTTAGTTGTGCTTGAACCAGAAGTTGGATCATCTGTTGTGCCACCAGAAGTCACGCCGGTCACTTTGCCACTTCCATCTATATCTAACTCTACACCAAAGTCATCTTGGTTGATAGTATAGAAGTTTCCGAATGAATCTGTATATTGTGCGTTATAGTCAAACGCTAAGAACGGTTTTTGTATATATTCTTTTGTATTGTATTGATAAGATGCTCCAGATTGTATAACGAAATCTGTATCTGCGATAACTTGTGCGGCTGTTAGTGACGAACTATGTGATGTTCTATGGAAACAGATGAAACTTGTCTCACTATTTTGCCAGAACTCTTTTTGATCCCAACGATAGTTATTGATAACTTTCTCCCAAGCCCTTGGTGAAACATCACCTACAGTAGAGTTGTAATACACGTACATAATATCATCCCAGTATTCGCATATCTTATCTGTTATCTCTCTTACCGTATAACCATTTGGGTTGCGTTGTGAATCACCTGCTACGCCACTATCGTCTATACTCTTAAATAATGCTTGTCTGCTACATAGGTATGGGTATTTTGCTAAGATTGCACTACTACTACTGCCTGCCCTGTTATTGTATGTGTTTGGAAACGTATTTTCTAAATCGTATGCCATTTATTGCTCCTTTTTAACCTAACGGTCCTGTTGATCCTCTGCGTTGATACGCTTCTTGGATAACACCCGTTATGACTCTTTTGTTTTCTAACAAGAACTGAACACCTGTTTGTGTATCGATGGCATTGATTGTGAATGATACATTAGTGTCGCCTTGTCCCCCAACACTATTTAACTCATCATTTGGAACGACTGTTCCGGCTTTGCCTGGCATAAAGATTTCTGGTCCTTTTTCACCAACTACGATTGGCTTCTGTCCTGCTTTGGCAGTATTACCACCATCAGCGAATAGACCACCTAATAATGCACCTGCACCAACTAATAGTCCAAGACCTGGGATTGCTGCTGCACCTAAGCCTAATAGACTACCGATACCACCACCGCCACCAGCACCACCACCGAAAGCAGCGATCATCTGTTGTCTAATGAATGTTTCAATCAATGTTTGTATGATAGTTTGTAATACGCTTAGTGCGATATCTTCTAATGCCGCAAATCCATCTTTAAGTCCAAAGATAACATCAGTCATATTGCTTGCGATTGAACTACTTAGATTTAATAGTGCGTTTTCAATGTTATCAATGTATGGGTTGCTTTGACCAAGAGTTTCATTTGTTCTTTGCATAGCGATATCAAACGCTTCTGCTGATATCTTACCTTGATCTAATGCTTGCTTTAATCGTTTCTGGGCTCTTTCTGCAAAGCCAATCTCGTTTGCTGCGTTTGTTGCACTATCTGCAAGACCCTTATAATAATCGTCAAACGATGTTATAGGATTTACAGGAGTTGATGTTGGTGCTGTTGTCGTTGTTGCACCTGGTGTTAATGCTGCTTTAAGTCGTTTTTCTTCTTCTATAAGTGATGCTAATGCGAATGCGTATGCTTCTGTATCACCTGCCGCTAATGCCATTTCAGTTCTAACTCTGATCATCTGCAACTGTACATCACCCAACTCTTTCTTTAGTTGAGTATGACGATCTATAAGTTTTAGTTCTGGTTTTTCTAAATATTCTTGCTGACGTTGTAATAACGCCATTGCTTCTGTTGTTTTATCAAGTTCTGCTTTAAGTCTTGTTAATCCTTGCTCGAATGCTAATGTTGCTTGTGTTCCCGCACCCATACGGTTTGCACCATTAATGAAACCTTCTATCAACATATCTTGTGCTGACTTAACTTTGTCTAAGTGTTTTTGTAATGACTCTAACGCTGTCTCTTGTGGTGCAAGTGATTCTACCAAACCATTTGCTGCCGCATATCTTGCTGCTAATAATGCTTCGTTAGCGGCTGTTTCTTCTGCAATCAATCTTACTGTTTCAGCCGCAATGTCTTCTGCTGATTTTTGTATTTCAGTGTTAGTTTCTAATGCTGTACCCATCTCTCTTAGTTTTTCAACGGTTCCTGCAACTGCATCACTGGCTCTTGTACTATTAGTTGCCATTTTATCTAAGAATACAGTTGAACCATCTGCTAATGATGCTATTGTTTCTTCAACATCCATTAGTTCTCTGTTTATTAGTTCTGCTTCAGTCATTAAGAAAGGATGCATAATAGATTTAGCGGCTGCTTCCAAACTACCTGCACCACCAAAGCGATTGAACATTTTTTCATATTCAATACCAACTTCATCTGCGATACTTCTAATATCTGCTATAAGTGCATCTCTTCTTTCGCCTAATCCTTCGGCACTACCCATCTCATAGTTTATACCACCTGTTAGTGCTGATGGTAGAGATGTTAATATATTTTTAAGAGCGTTAGTTCCTACTGCAAGACCATTAGTGAATCCGTCAAATAGTGTTGCTAATGCTGATACGAAATCTGCGGCACCATTAAGAAACTCACCTGCTAATCTACGAGAGAATACTTCCATACCACCTGCATCAGCGATAACACCATCTAATGCTTTTTTAAGATCATCTGCGATTGTCTGAATACCTGGGGCTAATGCACCAAAGAACTGAAGACTAAATCCTCTACCACGTGCTATCAACTGACTTATAGCATCGTTTGCATCTTCTGCACCTTTTGCTAACTTGTCTGATATAACGATCCCGGCAAGTTCTGCTTCTCTGCGTAAGTTAGAGATTTCGCTTGCACCCATCTTAGCGATGTTAATGAATGCTACACCTTCAGTATCAAAAGCGCCCATTGCTAATGCTAATCTTTGTGCGTTATTAGTTGTTCCACCTAACTTGTCTAAGAACTCCTCGAATACATCAGTGCCTTCACGGAAGTTTCCGTTAGCATCACGCATATCGATACCAAGTTGTTTTAGTGGTTTAACTAACTCACCAGTGCCTTGTTGTGCTTGACCTAATCTACGTATGAAACGCTGAAGACCAGTCTCAAACTGGTCTGTTGATAATCCTGCTTGATTTGCTACGAAACCATAACTTGATAAGAACTGGGTCGTCACTCCTAACTTAGAAGCGGTCTTACCTAATGCATCTAATGCATCTAAGTTTTTCTTTGCCAGAAAGGCGAAAGCGCCAGCGGCTGCTGTTGCCGCTAACGCTGTTTTTCCTAATGCTCCACCGACACCTGATGCGAGTTTACCAATACCGCCCATTGCCTTCTTAACGCTATTCGCTGATTTTTCTAATCGTTTAAGACCAGTATCAATACTGCGAACACCTTTTTTGGTTTTATCTTCAACCTCAAATATCAATCCATAGACGTTTGCCATTGGTGTCTCCTATGTACGGCGTGCACCTGGTTTGGGCTTGCCATTTTCTTTTTCTTTAATGTCTTTTAAGAATGCGACCCAGTATGAGACTTCTGTTTGCGTCATCTCTACCATTTCCTGCATCTTGTATCCTGTCTCATATGCTATGAAATACAGTGTCCAAAGATGTGGGTCTGCTTTTAGTTTTTTCCCGCATCCTCAACTGAGACAGGATCATCTTCATCATTAATCTGTGAGACGATCTGTAATAATATTTTTGGGTCTGCTGATCTCATTAACTCTTGTTTATTGTGTTCATTAAAGATCCGCTTACCTTCTGCATCTAAACAACGATTTACCATAACTTGAACAAGTGCTTCCGCTGTCTTACCTGCGTTCTGCAACTCCATAACCTTTGCTTCAGTTTGGAAGTTTGTTCCACGCTTGTAATACATAGTCATTTCCCATTCTGGTACTTCAATCGCTTTTAGTTCGCCTGAAATAGTTTCACGGTAATGTGACTTAATCTTGTCCATAACATTTTTATTTTGCATCGTATTTTCCTTTTTTGTATCTACGGTTTATTTCTTTGATAGTCGGTATCGCAATGCCACTTGGTGCTTGCTTACTATGACCATCTTCTAAGTATGTTATATGTTCTACATTATTTAGAACATCTTGTTTCTTACGTTTCCAACCACGTCTTGCTTGTCCGGTATCAACTGGAGTTTCTTTCTTCGCAACATCTTTTACGTCATCCATTATATCGGATATCATATTCTTAGACATTTTTTGCATGTCTTTGATAATGTTGTTAGGACGAAACTTCTGTCTGCTGATACCGGACTTAATCATATTATACGCCTACTTGCGAAGTCACTGCACCTGTTCCGATCACTGTGATTGACGCTTCAACCATACCATCTACTGATGATGAGATTGTGCGACCTGTGATTAGAGCCGGTCCTTTATAACCAAGATCGTTTTCATCGTCACCGATTGGCCAGAAGTGGATTTCTACTTCTGTTGAGCCTGGTGCAAGTGATACGTTAGCATCTACTTGACCGTCTGGTGACGTGTCGTCATCTTTTGTTGTCCAATAGACATCTAATGAACCACTCCATGACTTGAAAGTTGGTTTGTTTGTTCTGTATGCTACACCTGCTACGTTCATAGTTGTTGCATCGATTGTTTCTTGTGTTTCCTCTAATGAGAAAGAACGAATAGACGCTACTGCTGTTGAACCGATATAGACGATACCTGTTGATCCACTATGGATACTATTTACATCTGCCATTTCTGGTCTCCTTTATGTATTACCTTTTGCATAGGTGTATTGTACGCCTATACTGATTGCTTGTGATATTGTAGGATAACCAGTTTCTTGGATATCCCCTATTTCTAATAGTTCTGTTAGTTGTGCTTTGCCGCCTCTGGTTCTGTCTTCTTCTAACTTCTCTTCAATCACCTCAATGATATCTGCAAGTTGTTGTTGAACTTTCTCAGTTTTTGACTTACCATCTATATGCACTTTGATATCGATATTAAGAGTTGCTAATCGCCACTCTCTTGCGATATCTTCTTTATCTTCAGAAGTTATTTCTACTTGGATAAAGGGGAATGCTGTTCTGGCTAATCGTGCAAAGTCTTCTGGTTTCGCTGATATTTTTCCAAGACGAGGAGACTTAATAGATTTAAGTGTCGTAATAACATCCTCGAGGATCTCTTTACGCTTACTATTCATCTATACATTCTCTCCGCTTCTACATACGCTACTTCAGAGTCATCATATGCACCATCATCATTGTGATCGTATGAGATCCCAGCAGCCAAAGCCGCTGAGAACTCTTCCATATAACGTTCTTTATAGAATACCATTTGTCTTTGGAAAGTATCATCTTCCTGGAAGTTAGACAATCTTGGCAAGATATAATATGCTAATGAATGATAGATAGTTGCTCTCTCCCATTCTGATGCCTTTAACTTTGTTTCATCAAACTTGTTTGGATCACGTGTGGTGTTCCACCAGTCTGATTTAATACGGCGCTCGATATCACCTGATGAGTTTGCTAACTCTGGATCAAATGTATCTACACCGTGATCAAAGATATCTGGAACGATTGCTACTAAATCGTCATCTGTTGCATATACTGCCATAATCGTCTCCTATCTAACTTATACTATTATACGTTGATTAGTTGAACACCACGTGTTGCATCTACTACGCCTACACCTGCATGGATTGATGCTACTACATCATTACCAACTGCTGCTGCTCTACGCTGTACTTCGATATCTACACCTTTTTGCATCGCAAGACGACATGCTTCTTGACCGAAGATGAAGCCATTGTGTGCTGCTGGAACTAATGCTGATTGGAACATGTTCACGCCTGCGAATGAACCTACGAAACCGTTGCGAAGTGCTTCAGTTTGGAAGTCGCCGCCTGCTACGTTGCCGTTTGCGAACAATGATTTCATTAGTGCTGCTGCTGATGCTGTTGAGATAACTGCGTTCAACTGACCCATTTCACCAGCGCCACGGATTTGTGCTACTGCGTCAAAGATTGCATCTGCTGTTAGTGGATCTGAATCACTTGTTGATGCTGTTAGGTCTGTTGCCATTGCTGTTAAGATTGCTGTATCGTATGCTTTTGCTACTGCGTTGCCCAATACACGACCAAGTTCTTGTGGATCAATACCACCTAAGTCACGTACTACTGAACGTGCTGCATATAGATTTACTGGGATAGTTGCTGTTGTATCGCCGATAACTTCAGCCGCTAAATCGCCTGCTGTTTCTGATGATACTGTTGTTGCACTTACTTCACCTAATACTGGTACTTGTGCTGACTGTGAGCCTGCTGGTACATTCACTGTTGGGATCAATGTGCCTGGTAGGAACAATGATGCTTCTTGTGCTGTATAGATTGTTGCTGCTTTTGTTGGTACTACTAGGCCTTCTAAAGAGAAACCTGAAAGATATTCATTTGCCATTTTACTGGACTCCTTTGTTTAATATTATAACTTACCCTCAGCCTTCATCTTACGATAGATTGCTCGGTCTGCTGGGTTAGTCATATCTAATGATGCAAGATCGGTGGCTGGCTTCATTGCCGTGCCTGTTGATCCTTGACTTACGACTCCACCTGATGTGCTACGCAAGAAGTGTGGATTTGCATCCAACCATTCATTAACGTGGCTTTCAATCGTTTTTGGTTCAGCCGTTTCGGCATCGTATAAGACATTTCTATTTTCGTCAAATACGACTGGACGACCTGTCTCGTCAAGCCCTACTGAACCTTTTAATAGTTGTGCTACTTGATCTGGGTTTACAGCGTTTCTACTGCTTGCCGTTGATACAAGTGTTCCATCTACCTTAAGGTTTGTTAGTTCTTGTCTTAACTGCGTAATCTCACCTGAGAACTTATCTTTTTGTTGTGTTAAGATAGTATCAAACTCTTCACGCTTTTTCATCGCCTCTAACTCACGCTCTTCTTCAGCCGTCTTTAGTGACTTGTATTCGTTAAGATCCACTTCTTGGTATCTCTTCTTATACTTGTCTAATCGTGCTTGCACGATCTTATCTACATCTTGCTGTGAGAAGTTTCGCTCTACCTGGTCATTAGTTTCTGGAGTGGTACCAGTATCCACTGCTTGTTCTTCACCCGAAGTCTCGGTCATATCGGTCATACCTATTATCCTTTTCGTTATACTACTATTTAGTCTTGTGTATCATCAGTGATATCTGCTTCCATTTCTGGCTCTTCAATCACTTCTACCTTCTTCTTCTTCTTTGGTTTCACGCTACCGTGATCCCATTTACACTCGTCCCAGTTCTCTGGAGCGTTTGCATAAATCACTTTCTTGTCGATTGGCTGATAGTTTCTATCACCCTCGAACTTAACGGCTTTAACATAATCACCACCGCAGATATACCACGCTTTGATTATCATTTACCATACCCCTTTTTCTTCTTACCCTTCTTCTTCATTGCCATTGTCTTCTCCTTCATCTATCTCTCGCATAATATCTTCTAACTTATCTCCATCGTGGATAACGATCTTAGCGATTTGTTTTTGGATTTCTTTAGCATATGTTTCTGACTTAACACCTGCTACAAGTGCTTCACTTAATAGTTTTAAGTCAGCGTGTTCGTCACGTAGATCAAACGTCTTTGCATATTCAATGTTGAAATCTAAGTCTGGTTCTGTGCCATTCCACTTGAACCATAGACGCCAGATATTCCATTCTGTTTGTTCCATCTTGGCTGACTTATCTGCAAGTCTTGTATTTAACATCTCAAACTCTGTTGCTAATGCTACACCACTCTTTACACTTAGACCACGTGATGCCATAATAGCACCAAGATGAGTTGAGCGTAAGAAGTTTTCAATATGTACGTTGATCATATCGGTAATACTTGTAATACTTGTCCCTGATGGTTCTAATAGATATGGGCGTAGATTAGAGTCCATTGTATTATCCATATTAATAACTGAGCCTGCACCTGCTTGTGCTGATACATCTTGTGTCTTTACTAATGTTGGATGACCAGAGATACGAATACTTTGTTCTGCCTCACTCAAAAGATTGAAACACGCTTGCTGTGCTTTTGCTACATCTGCGATATCACTTTGACCGATACCTTTATATTGAGTATGGTTTGCATAGTGGCATACGAAAGGTACTTCGCCGATTGCGTTAATATATTCTTCTGTTGCGATAACATCATCACCCATACATTCATATACATAGAATGCATCTGGTGTCCAAGCGATATACTTATAGTGATCTTCGCCTAACCATTCTTTAGTCTTAACATATACAAGTTTATCTTGTCCGTTTGATTGTGTTTCATAAGTCCAGTCGCATACATTCTGTGGTGTGAATAGTCTTAGATATGGTCTAATATCTGCTTCTATTTCTTGTTCTTTAGTGAATACACCTTCTTGCTGACCTTTAGTACATAAGATCCATACATTACCATATACGGTTGCTAAATCGTTTGCTTCTTTCATAAAGTCATCTAAGTCTTTACCACTGAAATCTACATCTTCCATAAAGCGATTGATTGTTAAATCACCTGCAAGATATCCGAATGTTCGTGTTGGGGTTGAACGGAACAAGAACGAGCGATATGTATCTACCGTTAGTTTCGTCATATTATCAAGTGCTGTATATTCTAATCGCTGTTGATACTGATCGCCTGGTGCATCATCCTCAAATAAGTATTTTCTTAGCATACCCAGTGATGCGTTGCGATAATCAAAGCCGCCAAGATAAGAGGCACGATAATAGTTCCATCGTCCCAAGTTTGCTTCATAAAGCGGATGTCTATAATCTAAATCCATTACCATACTCCAAAAGTGTTAGTGTTATCGGGTTGTATTTCCCTTGTTATAGGATACAAGAACTCTACAGGATATGTTGCAGCGTCAAACATGTGATCATAACCACCACCTGTCTTATCTGGTATCTGTGTATCCGGCTTATAAGTGTATCTTTCCAAACTCTGTATTAAGTATTTACACTTTGGATCAACCGTGTATCTACGGTCGCCATTAGCGTTTAATAATAAAGAGTTCATTGCGTTTATTCTGTCTCTGACTGGTGGGTTCTTGCTTTTAGTCTTTACTACGAACCCAGCGTTCTGTAGGATTGAAACATCAGTTCTTCCACCTGCTGATGTCTTTCGAGCGTTTCCACTATTATCAGGGAACACTACTATCTGAGATGCAGGATATCTATTTTTAATCTCCTGTGCCATCTCATCGGTATTCGAGCCAATCATTCTTATCTCATCAAAAGCGTGTAAGCCATTTTGATCTCTATGATAGATGACGGCTGTTGAAGGCGAAACGTTGAAATCCATTCCGACAATCAGTTGTTTCGCTGGGTTCGGCAAATCACGGGTCACTATGTTATGTTCCGAGAAGTTGTAAGCGATGACGCCAGAGTATGTCTCAAACTTTGCTTCATACTCTTGTCGGAAAGTTCTCTCATCTAAATCTTTCCGTGCGGCTTCAATCTCACTCTCAGGAACATTACCCCCCTCAAGTGTCGTCCATTGTTCGCTCGCCCAGTCAGGGTCTTGACCTCTACCCAGGTCATATAGTCCCTTGAACCAGTTCATACCCTTAGGAGTTCCGCAGAATAATGCAGATCCTGGTGGGTTTTGTGCTGAAAGTGCTGGACGTATAACCTCAAACCATAGTTCTGGTTTAAGATCACTTGTCTCATCGAATACAACGAAGTCATAACCACCACCACGTAATGTGTCTGGGTTATCACCACTCTTAATCGATATAATACTTTCATTCACCAATGTTAGTTCCAATCTACTTTCATTTGTTTTGGCAATCCAGTTTAGTTTGCCTAATCTTTCTTTTAAGTCTGCCCAAATAATATCTCTACCCATTTGGTATGTTGGACATATATATAATACACGCTTCTTAGGGAATCGTGC